ACAATACCTATGGTTGTGAATGGAGTAACGTACATAAACGCTAAAATTAAGCGTTCAAAAAAGAAAAACAATATAAGTATAGTAAAAGATGTAAAAGTCCAACAGAACGTACAAAAAAGCGATTTAAAGGCGGTTAAAACAAACAAAGTAGTTGAAACAAAACAAACAGAACGTAAACAGTCTTATTGGTGGCTACTTTGGTTTTTGTTATTAATACCTATATACATACTTTGGAGAAAGTATAAAGGGTTAATTTTTTGGTCTCTATAATAATCTAAATTTGGGACAAGATATAATGGAAAATATTATCTAAAAATAACTGTATACTGGAAAATGAAAGATAAAAAATGCAAAGTTTGTCAAACTATATTTACTCCGGTCCAGTTCGCTCAAGCAGTATGCGGTTATAAGTGTGCAATAGATCATTCAAAGAAACTTAAACAACTAAAAGACCAAAGAGAATGGAAGGCAGAGAAAGCCATTTTAAGAGACAAACTCAAAACTCTAGGCCAATATGAAGCAGAGGCTAAAAAGTCCTTTCAAAAGTGGGTTAGAATGCGAGACAATAAACAACCTTGCATATCTTGTGGAATAGAAAACACAGAACTATGGGACGGAGGTCACTATAAGAAAGCAGAGATATACTCAGGAGTTATATTTGATGAGAATAACTGCCATAAACAATGCAGAAAGTGTAATAGGTTTTTAGGAGGTAACGAATTAAATTACAGATTAGGATTAATTCAGAGATACGGAATAGAATATACAGATGAGATAGAAGCCAAAGCAAATGAAACTAGAAACTATAAGTTTGCAAAATGCGAACTAATAGCTAAAAAATTAAAGTATGATATTTTAATCAAAGAGTTTGGTAAACTTAATTAAATTACTATATTTGTAAAGATTTTGTTAATCATAATATTACTTTGTTTTTGTTTGAAAGTCCCAGTCTTTTATTAGGTTGGGATTTTTTTTTATCTTTTTTTAAAAATAATTGCAAAAAAGTTTTTTTATTAACAAAATGTTTATATATTTGTCAAATATTAATAACAAAAAAAACACTAAAATTATGACAACAGAAACTCAAAAAATCGAACAAACAAACTACTACAATGTAGTTGATAGTATGGGCAGACCTACAAGTATTTACTATTGTGCCTCTAACATAAAGGATGCTTTAAAAATGTTTAAAGCTGATACAACTAATTATCAAAAATATTACTACGGTAAAGTAAAAAGAGGATATAATGGTGGTGTAAGAGGTTAAAAATAAAAAACAAATGAAAACATTTTTATCAAAACAAAAGTATCAAGTTTACGCAATAGGATTTATTGCAGTATATTTTTTAACAAGATTATTTTATTAATCATAAAACCAAAACAATATGAAAAACGAATTATTTTTAGAATTACAAAAAGCCAATTTAGATTTAGACAGATTTTTTAACATCTCGATTAATCACTCAAACGTAAGAGCGATGGCAGATTACGACACGCAACTAGAGCAAGATTTATTAAATGATAATTTTGTAAGATTTTATGGTTTATACGATAAAAAAAGATTAGATATGATTGAGTACAAAAAAGGAAATATACAAATCGTTTTAAGCAAATAGATATGAAAAATTTTTTAAAAGCAGAGAACCAATTTAAATTTATAATAGTAGTATTGTTTTATATACTTTTACAATTTACAAGATGAGAAAATATTTAATTACATACTGGTCAGAGTATAGAGATGAGTGTACAGACTTTGAAAGAGTAATAGAGGCACAAACATTTGAAGATGCATTTAACTTATTTTTAAAAGAGAATATAGTTTTTAAAAGGATTGATTCAATTAAAGAGATAGCAAATGGATAGTAAAGATTGGGCAAAGATATACGCAGAGATGCGAAGTGTATTTGAAAGAGACAAAGAATTAACTCACATAGAATTAACATTTAACATCAAGCCTGTAGTATCGGAAAAAAAAGTAGCAAAAATTAACATTATAACATATAAAGATGACAATAGAATTAATAGATAATATAGAGTTTGGAGGAATAGACTGGGAGGATAATAAAGATTATAGCGATATTTATATAGTAAGTGCAGATTACAATGGTAGACCTATGGACTCTGACCAATTAGACGAGATAAATAAAGATATACAAATGATTGCAGAATTATACGAAAGAGATGGAGATTAAAGATACTAGATTTGTATTGTTAGAAGAGGGAAAGCCTTACATACTTTTTTTAACTGAAAGACAAGCTAAGCAAGAGCAAAGAAAATATAAAGAATTGCATCCAGATTTAGACTATACAATTTTTTACGATGAATATTACGAGTACAGTGAATATAATTAATTTAAAACTAAAACAAAATGAAAGCAAACGAAAACTGGAGTACAAAAGAATTGGTAAATTTTTTAAGCCAATCAAACGAAGCCTTAAGAATTGAAAACTTACGCTTAATGGACGAGGTCGAAAGACTGACAAATAACATCGAAGTCCACCAGGCAGAAATAGTAAGCAATTATTACGAGGATAAATTTTATACATTTACACAAACTAATACTAATAACTTTAAAACAAATTAAGATGCACGAAATATTTACTTTATTAGAGATTTCAGATAAATTAGAACAAAGCTATAGTATAAGAATTTTTAGTGATTTTAGCGGTAGAGTTATTGAAAATGAATATGAAGAAGAAATACATTTTGAAAATTTACAAGAGGCAAAAAAAATATTAATGAATCTAATTATAAACTTTTAAACAACTTAAAATGGCAAACAAAATTGAATTACCAGCATTAGAGATACCATTATGTATCGGAGAGAAACTTTGCAAAATACAGCAAGAGTTTAAAGCAAAAAAAAGCAGATTTAATTCATTCGGTAAATATAGCTTTAGAAGTGCAGAGGATATTCTAGAGGGATTAAAACCTATGAATGAGAAATACGGAGTTTACTTTACAATTAATGAGCAGTTAATAAATGCTAACCCTCCTGTAATGACATCGGTTGCTACTATTTGGGACTGCGAGAGTGGTAAAAGTATTGATTGCTCAGCAGTAGTAGGAGTAGATTTACAACAAAAAGGAATGCAAACACCACAAGCGTTTGGAAGTGCATCCAGTTACGCAAAAAAATACGCTCTAGGCAATCTTTTATTAATAGATGACACTGCAGATGCTGACGCTACAAATACTCACTCTAAAGAGCCTATAAAAGCAAAAGAGACAGTATCTTTGGAAATAGGTACAGAGGCATATAATAAAGCAGTTGACTATTTAGCTGGAGGAGGAGACATAGAACTAATAGAGAAAAAATACAAATTAACTAACGAAGTAAAACAAGCACTTTTAAACAACAAATAAGATGGAAATACAAGGAGAATTAATCGTTATAAACGAAACAGAAACAATCGGAGCAAAAGGATTCCAAAAGAGACTAGCAGTAGTAAAAACAGATGAGCAATATCCTCAGACTATACCTGTTGAATTTACTCAAGACAAAGTTTCCTTATTAGACAACTTTAAACTAGGAGATATAGTTAAAATAGGAATTAACTTAAGAGGCACAGAATGGAAGGGCAGATACTTTGCAAACATCCAAGGCTGGAATATAAACAAAGGAGAAAGAGAGAAGTCAGCTGGTAGCTTTATGCCAGATAGACAAACAGAAAATGTAAAGGTTGTACAATTACAAGAGGACGATTTACCATTCTAAATATAATAGGCTGGATGTAATAGTCCAGCCATTATTTAACAAAACAAAACAAATGCTAATAGATTACAACAAACAACTAGATATACTCCGCCAGATTAGAAGTGGTAAACTAAAAGAGGGATTAAAACTAGATATCCCTCAATTAGACGAATACATACGTTTTAAGACATCAAATTTCAATATAGTACTTGGACACGCAAACGTAGGTAAAACTACTAGCATTCTTTATTTAATGCTTTGTTACTCTTTAAAGCACGATTTGAAATGGTTAGTATGCAGCACCGAAAATGATTCCTACTCACTAATAAGAAAGTTAGTTGAGTTCCTGGATGAAACACCTATAAATTTAGTTTCTGAAAGCAATTTTAAAACTCACACCGATTTTATTAATAGTCACTTTAAGTTTGTTGATAATGCAAAGATGTATGATTATCATTCTGCTATTGATATGTTCAAAAGTGTAAAAAAGCAATTTAATTATAATGGCATATTACTTGACCCTTATAATGCTTTAATTAAAGATAACGATTTAATGAAAAATTTAGGAGGTCACGAATACGATTACCAAGCCTGTACAGAAATGAGAATGTTTTGCAAAGAATTTAAAGTTAGTTTATGGTTAAATACTCACGCAAACACAAACGCTTTAAGAATGGTTTATAGAAACGACCACCAATTTGCTGGGCATCCACTTCCACCAATGGCAAGTGATGTAGAGGGAGGAGGAAAGTTTGTTAATAGGGCCGACGATTTTATAGTAGTACATCGTTTAACTTTACATCCACAATTATACACAACTACAATGTTACATATACGAAAGATAAAAGAGATTGAAACAGGAGGCAGACCAACTAGTATTGATAATCCAATAGAAATCGTAGCTTTACAAAATAATGTAGGCTTTAGTATAGAGGGCAAATCTATTTTAAGGACTATAAAAGAAAGTCAACTTAATTTTTTATAAAATGAATATACTCGATGTTCTTTATCTGAAACATTCCACTTGGTTAAAATATGTTAAATCATTTGGATGTCCAGATGACATCGCAGAGGACTATGTCCAAGAGATGTATATTAAAATTTATAATTATAGTCAAATAAAAAATAACGAGTTGATGTACGATGGCGAAGAGGTAAATTACTTTTTTGTATACGTTACTTTAAAAAATATGTACCTAGATGACTACAGAAAGAATAAAAAGAAAATACTAGTAAACATAGAGGATGTTATTTTAATAGAAGAGCCAAGTGAATATTCAGAGGACAAATTTTACTTTCAGAAAGATTTGGTTAGTAATTGGGTAAAAGAATTAAACAACGAAATTGACTCAATAGATGAGCACACAGAGTACAAAGCAAGTCTTTGTTATATAAAGTTTATTTATCAAAAGATATTTGTTGAAAGCTACTCTATTACAGATTTAAGCGAAGAGACAAAATTAAGTTACTGGAGCATAAGAAACACAGTTAAACGAATTAAACAACAGATAAAAAATGAAATTTGATTTACACGAACAATTTACAAGCGATTTAAGAGCCGATAACCTATTGAGTAAATACTCACTACCATATTTAAAAGAAGTTATAAATGGGCTTATTCAAAACGCTAAAAACAAAGGAGAGATAAAAGAGTTAAACTACTGGAACGAAGTAGCAATAGAAATTAAAAAACGAATAGTATGACACCAAGAAAAAAAGCAACCGAATTATTTAACAAATATGAATCAACTATAGTATTAAATAGCTGGTGCGATGAAAACACAACCGAGGATGAAATTAATTCATTAATAAAACGATGTGCATTAATAGCAGTTGATGAATTAATATATGAAACACAATTTGAAGTTCCCAATATTAGACAAAGATGGTGGATTGAAGTTAAACAAGAAATAGAAAAGCTATGAAATATTTATTATTATTATTTGCATATGAATTTATTAGGTCAAAATTAATTTGGTTATGGCATTATTTAATTAAAAGAGGAGAGTAATGAAAGAGTATAAAACAATAAACCAAAACAAAGTAAATATGGAAATTGGTTATAAAGAAAAAAAAATGGCAAAGTATAGAAAAGAATTAGAAGATTATAAGCAAGAGTTAAGAGACCACCATACATTTATATATTTTAAGTTAGGAGATTATTTAGAATACTTATTTAGAGTTACAGGAGTAAAGTGGCTAGTTAAAAAAATATATCCTAATTGTAATTGCGATAAAAGACAAAAAGCATTAAATTTTAAAATCAAAAGAAGATGACAAAACAAGACTGGTTATGGTGGCAAACATTTAGAGATAATTTAAGAGGCACAATAACAAACGATGAGTATTTGAAAGTAAGTCAATTACACGCTAACTATTTTAATCATAAAGTAAACTATCCTTGCAAGTGTAGTCCTAAAATAATACAAAGTTATATAGATGACTTAAACGAATTTTGGAGTACTAATCCAAAGCCTAGAGCAAGATGATTAATTCGCACCACAAATGGGAGCAAGGTATAATTAAGATACTAAATTTAGACGGTTGGGAATTGGAATGGACTGGAGCAGAATATGAGCATTACGATGCAAGAGGCAAAACACCCAAAGGATTAGATTGCGTAATAGAATTTAAATTAAGACACTCTTATTATCATACTAAAGTACTAGAGCAATATAAGTATAATAAGTTAATGCAAATGGATTGTTTAAAATTTTACTATGTGTTTGATTTAAAAGGTAACTATCTTTATTATTTAGATACTTTAGAACTTCCAGATGCAAGTGTATTAAACTGCAAAGCGACAACTGACTTTGATAATAACGAATTGATAAACAAAAATGTTTACTTTTTATCAGAAACCCAAGCAGCAATAATTAATAAATATTAAAAAAAAGTAATAAAAGTTTTTTTATTAACAAAATGTTTATTAAGTTTGTGCCATAATAATACTAAAACAAAAACAAATATTATGGAAAATTTAACAATGGAACTTTATGTTTCTCCAATCAAAGAAAAAAACGAGGAAAAATATGGGACTAATGATAATCAGTGTATATGTTGCGGTAAGCCAATGAAAAATGGTTTAGTAGATGCAGTATTAATGAATGAGTCTTGGGACGCAGTTAATCCATCTTTTGTTAATGGTGATAATTGTTTCGAATTGACTGGCTCATATCCGCAAGGAGTCTTTTTTTTAGGTGCAGATTGTGCTAAAAAAATGAAAGGATTTACATTTAAATATGAATTAAAATAAAAAAAGAAAGTGGAGCAGCATACTATAAACTGCATTATAACCAAAACAAAAAATAAAATGAATGAATTAACTAAAACAGAAGCCATCCTCAAACAAATAATAGCAGAGAGAGAAAGAGCCAAAAAAGAACTAGATGAGCAAATAGAACAAATCAATAGACTGGTAACAATATGATAGTTTTAATAGATGCCGACAGTTTAATATGGAGCAGTTGTTATAAGCAAAAAGAAACTCCAGAGGATAGTGGTTACCATAACATAGAAGAGGCCAAAGACAAATACAACGAGGTAGTAATGAAAATAATCAATACTATTGAAGTAGATTACGAAGTAGATAAGGTAATAACATTTGCTGGTGCAAGAGGCAACTTTCGTAAACAGATAAGCAAAACATACAAAGCAAATAGAATAGACAGAGAAGTACCTCCTATATTAAATGAATTGCAGGACTATGTCAAAGAGCAATACCAATCCAAGCAAGGTTATGGAGTAGAGACAGACGATTTAGTAGCAACCTACTGGACTAACTTAACAGATACATTTGGAAGAGACGAAGTAATAATTGTTTCAATAGACAAAGACTATAAGCAACTGCCTTGTATAATTTATGATTATCATTATAAGAAACAATGCTACCATAACATAACAGAGCAAGAGGCAAAGTATAATTTTTATGAGCAAATGATAATGGGAGATACTGCCGACAATGTAAACTTCTGCAAAGGATATGGCAAAGCATATTGTAAAAGTGCATTTAAAGAGTGTTTAAGCGATTATAATTATATTAGAGTAGTATTTAGTCTATTTAAAAAAATATACAAGCAGAAAGCACGAGAGAGATTTATAGAATGTTACTTACTTTTAAAATTAAAAACAAAATGAGTTTAACAATAACAAACGAGGATAATATGTTATTGATGGCAAGGTATCCTGATAACTATTTTGACTTGGCTATTGTAGATCCGCCTTATGGAATTGATAAACTTTTACATAGGAGTAGTTATGGTAATTGTACAGGAAGTTTAACAAACTATGCTGATAATAGGTGGGATAAAGAAACGCCTACTCAAGAGTATTTCGATGAACTTTTTAGAATATCTAAAAATCAAATTGTGTGGGGTGGCAATTATTTTATTGATTATTTACCAAGCACAAGAGGTGTTTTGTGTTGGGATAAACAAAAATATGTACCAAATTTTTCTGCTTGGGAAATGGCTTGGACTTCTTTTGATTGTGTTGCCAAAATATTTAGACAATTAAATATTGACCCAAAAAGAATACATCCTACACAAAAGCCTATAAAACTCTACAAATGGTTATTAAAAGAATTTGCAAAAGAAGGCGATTTGATTTTAGATACTCATTTAGGTAGCGGAAGCATTGCAATAGCCTGCCACGATTACGGATTTGAATTAACCGCTTGTGAATTAGATAAAGAATATTACGACAAAGCAATAGAGAGAATAAACAACCACGTAGCACAACAAAAACTATTTTAAAAAAAAACAAATGGAATACAAATTAATAGCCAACGAGATAAAAGATACACTAAAAGTAAATGTATTTGAGAACTCACGAAAGAGACCAATAATAGATGCAAGAAGTTTATTCTGCTACATACTACGCAAAGATTTTAATTTAACGTTACATAGTATAGCAGACATATACAAGAGCAAAGGAAAAAATTACAATCACGCCACAGTTATTCACTCTGTAAACAATTACGAGTTAGCTTGTAAAGACGATAAGAGACTAGAAGAGATAAGAGGCAAAGTTTTAAAAATATCTAATCCACAAGCAGTACTTATAAATAGAATAAGAGACATATACGACACAGACAGATTACAAGGATTACACAACTTAATAGACTTCCAAGAACAACAACTAAAATAACAAAATATGGGCAAGCCAAAATACATAGAGACACCAGAGATACTATGGGAATATTTTCAAGAGTACAAAAAAGAGACAAAGAGCAAACCATTTCTAATTAAAGACTGGGTAGGCAAAGATGCTTTTAATGTACAAAGAGAAAAAGAAAGACCACTCACAATAGAGGGATTAGAATGCTGGTTATTTAACAACCAAATTATAGACGATTTAGGAGACTATTTTAAAAATAAAGATAATAGATACACCGACTATGCACCTATCTGTCACGCGATAAAAAAAGCAGTAAGACAAGACCAGATTGAGGGAGGTATGGCTGGTATGTACAATCCAAGTATAACACAAAGATTAAACGGATTAGTTGAAAAGACACAGACCGAGGTAAGTGTAACCAAGTTTGACTTTGATGAGTAGCATAAAAGGATATAAGCCACATATAAACCAGAGGCAGATTCACGATTCAATTAATAATGAGCCATACAAATACTATGTCTTAAATATCGGGAGGCAGTTTGGTAAAACGATGTTGGCTATAAACCAAATGTTATATTGGGCAATTAATAATAGAGGATGTAATATTGCTTGGGTTACTCCAGTATATAAGCAAGGTAAAAAAGTATTTAGCGAACTAGAGAAGGCCACTAGGACAAGTGGCTTTTTTGATTTTAACCAAAGTGAGTTAACAGTCAAAGGATTTGGAAGTACTATATCTTTTTTCTCTGGAGAAAGACCAGATAATATTAGAGGAAATACATTTGACTATTTAATAATTGATGAGGTTGCATTTACTAGAGAGGAACTATGGAGCGAGGTACTTTCTGCAACCGTATTAGTCAAAGGTAAAAAAGTAATATTCATATCTACACCAAAAGGAAAAAATCATTTTCACACACTATCACTCCAACCTAATTACGACAATCGATATAAGTACTTTCACTTTACATCTTACGATACTCCATTTATTAATGAGTTAGATTTAGAAGAGCGAAAGAGAAGTTTACCTAGTCACATATTTAGACAGGAATACCTAGCAGAATTCCTAGACAATTCAAGTGGACTATTTGCAAATGTAAGAGAGTGCAT